GGTACGCCTATGTACCTTGACGCCTTTGGTGACAGCCCGCGTGCCGTGACAAAGAAAGATGGTACTAAAGTAGCGTTGCCTTTAGAGATGGATAACTCTCTATACAACGTAATTGGTATTGAGCAAGCTACTGTAGATCTTCGCAAAGACCAATACAACAAACATCCACAAAAAGAAATTATTGATGACATTCTCAAAGATCTTAAAGATCTAAATGACATAACAAAAGATCTAAGTAAGTATTCTAACTACTGGTCAGACTTTGTTACTAACCGGGTTGGCTTCTATAACTTTCAACACTATACGCCGTTTAAAGGTAAGGCTAGCTTTGATAAACACTCAGAAATTGATGAGTTATTAGACTTTGATAGCATCAAAATGGGTAGAGAACTGCAAGACGTTGCGTTTTCGTTTGATGGTCGTACCACAGTTTCTGACAATCCCGTGCTTCAAACCATATCAGATGCCATCCGTTCTACGATGCGCGCTGGTCGCAAAGAGCTTACGTTGTCATTAAAGAATGCAATAAATCAAAAGTTAATCAAAGGTAAGATAAAAGAGACTATTAAGTTCGAAGAGCGTGATAGTGAGAAACTTAGAAAGTACAAAGGCGAAACCACGATCTTCCATTACAACGAAGATGGCAGTATTGATATTCTTACAGTAGAAGATCCTAAGCTACTTAATTCCATTCGCCGCACCTACAAGGACACGAATCCTTTTACGGAAATGGCAAACCAGGTTACAAGTTTCTTGGGTAAGATGCATACTCGATACAACTACAACTTTGCGCCGCTTAACTTTGTGCGGGATGCAATCACTAATGCTTGGGCCATCGGTGCAGAAATGGGTCCAACAGAGGCGCTACGTTTTGCCGGTCAGATATCTTCCAAAGTTGTATTGCAAGGTGGTTTATATAAAGCTATGAAAGTTGCGGCTTTATATGAAAAAGGTGATGTTACACAACTTACTAAACTGGCCAAACAAGACCCGGCTGTCCGTGACATGGTGGAGTTTATTCAAGAAGGCGGCATGGTGTCTTATCTTCAGGGCTTGTCGCTTAAGTCTAACTTCCAAGAATTACAAAAAGAAATTGGGCGGTCTGGAATTGTTAAGAATGTGGGGCAGCTAAATAAACTTATTGACATCTGGACTGAGATGTTTGAATTGACCAGTCGTTCTGCGGCTTACAACATCGCCAAGAAAAACGCTTTGTCTAAAGGTGCTACAGAAGCAGAAGCTAGAACTCGTGCCGCTACTTACGCTAAAAACCTTGCTAACTTTGAGCAGGTGGGTGAGTGGGGTAAAACGATGGGCGCGTTATTTATGTTCTTCCGACCATCTGCCACAGGTGCTGTACGTGCGATTGAAGCTGCAGCGCCAGCATTTAGAAACCTCGACGATGTAGTTGCTGAACTCCCAGATACTATTAAGGGTGATGAACAGGCGCTAGCTAAGTTTAAAGAAGAGTATGCCTTTAAACAAAAGAGTGCTCGGATCATGATTAGCAGTTTGATGGGTTTAGGCATCGTGACCTACGCTATGGCCGCTATGATGGCACCGGATGATGATCTTGGCCGTAACGAAGTAATGACAGACAACATGGATCAGTGGACTCGTTTTGCGCGTTTCCACATTCCTAAAGAACTATTTGGCGGAAAAGAAAACCAAGTTTTTCAGATTCCTTGGGGCTTTGGTCTTGGAGCCTTTGCCGCTGCCGGTGCCCAACTTGCAAGTGTACCGATGGGTAAAACTTCTTTAAGTGATGCACTTGCCAACATATTTTTGCAAATATCATTGGATTCATTTGTACCGATTCCAGTATCGCGTATGAGGCCTAGTGATAACCCGCTAGCTTTCTTTATTGATTCTATTGTGCCAAGCGCTGCTCGTCCTCTGGTTGAGTTTGCGATGAACAAAAACGGCCTTGGACAAGACATTTATAACGACGCTAACCGTCGTATGGGTGATGCCTATCTTGGCGGAGATAAGATCCCAGAAGTGTGGAAAGATATATCAGCTTATTTGGCTAACACAACTTTGGGCGCTATTGATTTTAGTCCAAACAGCTTGTACTTCTTATCTAATAGTTACATAGATGGTATTGGCCGTATATTTGAGTTTGGCTACGGCATAAGCGATATAGCACAACAACGGAAAGAATTTAACCCCAAAACTGACGTACCTCTTTTTGGATCGTTCTTGGGCGCTAAGTCTAGTATAGACACTAGAGAGTTTGCTCAAGTCGAAAAGCAGATAAAAGAAATGGAACGACGTCTCAATATGTTTGAGAAAAACCCTGAAGTTTACGCCGAATACATTACTACTTATCCGTTCGACCTTGCCGTTGTTGACTTATACAATAAAAATGTTGGTGATGAGCTAAAGGATCTGCGTGCAGAAGCCAACAGAATCAGACTAGAAAAAACCTTTTCACCAGCAGACAGAACTGCACTTCTTAAGATCAATAAGTTTCAGCAAGACCTTATCAAGCGCAATATGCTAAATATGTTTGAAGCATACGACGTTAAGCCCTAAGCAACGCGCCAAGTCCTAATACCTAATTCGTCTCCCTTAGAGGTATAGTAGGACTTGACACGTACACCAGCACGCTTAGCGCCACAGTCTATGAGGTAGATCATCTCCGCAGGACGAAGAGTGGGGATAAAGAAACTATCCCCTACACCCATACCTTCAAAAGGAAACACCCACTCAGGTTCCAGTATTTGCGTGGGTTCCATCTTCGTGAGCAATTAACTCGGTAGGGATATCAGACTTAAAGTAGTAATTAGTACAAGAAGTATTTGACGGGGCGTGCTTCCATCCTGTCGCCAACCGCCCAACCTTAACAGTCTGCAACATCCCTTTCTCTTTCATATTTACCTCAAACTCCCTTGAACTGACGTTTCTTTTGTTAAGCCATTTGTCAAAAACTGACTTGGATATGGCTATCGTTCCGTCATCAGATGAGAGTCTTCCAACTATTGAGAATCTGGGTTCCATGACAACTTTGCCCTCTTTTATAACCAGCAAACTACCAAGATTCTCATTAAGGAAGTCGCCTAATAATGTCTCGTAGTCCAGCTTGTTGATCTTGACAACCTTGTCACGGATCATGACCATCTCCTTGACCACATGACTGAACACCCGGTCAAGGTCTATTTTTATAATCCCGGCATTAACGGCTATCTCCCCACCGGTAAAAGTTGCCGCTATTAAGTTCTCATAAAAACGGTAAGTGCCATCAGCCCCAAACATGGCTATAAACCTAGCCCGCCAATGCTCAATCCGTTCAAGTATGTGATCCACCCCTAGCTTCATTAACTCTTCAATATAGATAGGGCCAGCATATCCATAGTTGTGCCGGAAGGTATCAAAGATACTTCTACCCAAAGTACTCCCACCGTCCCCCTGAAGAATCTCAGGCTTCTTCATTAAGAACTCTACCACCCGTGCCGCCTCCCCATCGGGAGCCGCTTTATCTAGCTCAAACTTACTGTAAACAGACTCGTTGGTCGTAAATATGGCTATCAGAGAAGCACTTAAAAGATGTTCCCGTTCGGCGTTAATAGATGATTGCAAACGGATTTTGGCCTTGCCGTGAGAGATGCTATGGGTTAAATGAGACAGAACTTTAGGCTCCTTATTTCCAACCTCATCTAGTCCAAACAAAATGCTCCTCATGTTAATAAAACGCATGACTAAGCCGTTGTCTGTGGCATCGTAAACGCTCAATTCTTTGGGATGGCCAAAGATACTTAAACCTGCATACATGGCTCCTGTTTTAGCGGCGCCTGATCTACCTAAAAGGCTAACTACTACCCCAGAAGTTGACATAAACTGCATCAAAGGAGAGCCAAATCCGCATAGCATAGTGAAAGCATGAATCTCTAAACTAGGAAGATTCAGCTTATTAGCGGCGTCTTGCCACTTCTGATAAGTACCATGAGGTTTAAGAAACTTAGCTAAACCCTTGACGTAAGGAGAAGAAGCGCAGTCCACCGCACCCGTCTTTCGCATCTCCGTCTGCCCAATAACAAAGCCGCCTTCTAAAATGTCAGCCGTTTCACTTTCAGTCCAGCCCATCTGCATACGCATGATGTCTGCTTTTACAGTCGATACCATATATTGCCCCCATTTAACTACATAATTCATCAAATGCGGCAGTGCAGCAGGAGTACAGAGCACCCCATTAGACGCCGTAATGTCCTTTAATTTATCTGTTGCATATGCCGCTTTCATCGGCAACAAAAACTCTCGTGGTTCATCGTTAGGAAGAACCAAACGCATCGTTAAACACTCTCCATCTATCGGGCTGTACATCCTCCTTATCGGGTAAAAATCATAAGAACACACAAGTTGTGGGTCGCTTTCGTGGACTACACCTTTCCTATCTTTCTTGGGCGAAGGTACATAATAGATTCCCCCGTTTACCCCCCTAACAAAAGGTGATAAAGCTATCGGGAGTTCGAGAATATCTTTGGAATTCGGTGTTTGCCAAACTGATTCCTCCTCTTCTTTCCTCGCTGCGGCGGGCTGGAATTTTTTTCCAAGGACGATAGGGGTTTTAATTTTTCCTCTGTGGGAGCATCCGTTACAACGCTCTGGGAAGTTGTCGGCAAACCATTCGCAGGTGCGAGGGGCATTAAAAGAACGGGCTGTTTTTTCGGTGGCTTCATAGTTATAGTCTGGATGTTCGCTAGACATCTTGTGTATTGCTTCATTCCCATCTTCGCAGTGAACCGCGATTGTCAGGACTCCGGCCCACAAGTCTCTACCTACAGTCTTCTCATTTTCAAGTGCATACAACACTTGGGCACAACCACTTCCTTCAAAAGATTTTTCAGCCAGCGCGTCAAAACTAAACAAGAAATTGTCTGTCTTCCAAATTTTGCGGGTTTCGTCATCTAACCCTTTTGGTAGTGAGGCGATGATGTCATTGATGGGCTTTTCAGCTTCACCTAAGAAACTCTTAAATGCCTCAAAAGTATATTCGTACAGCTCCGTGTCTATCAAAAAAGCAGGACTCGGCGGGTCAGTCTTGTAGTTCAGGGACTCAGGACACCGCATGATGCGAGAGGCGTCTGCCATTACTGCCGGGTCAGCATGTATTCGCGCCAAGCAATATGCCTTAAACTTCTCGGCATATGGCAAATACTCTTCTATGGGAACCTCCTCATCGAGGAGCCAATACGCATGAATACCTGTACCTGAATCAAGTCGAACAGGTGGGGGTAGTTCAGTTTGCTCTAAGAATTTATTTAGAGCCGAAAGTGCTTCTTCTTTGGTGGCATAGCCCTTCCCCTGATCTGCCTTTTCCTGACCCACATCAAGGTCGATAAAGAAAGATCTGTAAAAAATACAATGCTCGGCCTTACGGCTGAAGCCATCAAAGGAACCTAGTGCTACATATACATTTTGTTCTTTCTGTTTAAACTTTTCTACTTCAACTACTAATTCGTCTAGTGATTCAGCAAAACGATTTATCGTCTTCTTCGATTGCGGGTCTATCGCACTTACACAATAAACACCCTGCCTCGGCAATGCTTTCTCATAAAATTGTTTTAACATGGGCGCAGAGTCTAAAAAGGCGGATCGCTCCGCCTCAGTTAATCATGGGGCAAGCCCCTCCTAAGTTTCTTCTATAACGCTTCGCAACCAACCTTTGGCATCGGCAACGCTTTTAGCTGGAAGCACACCTTTTGCCATGTCCTCCCTTATTATTTTTATTAAGGCTATAACTAGGTCACGCTTTTTGGCACGGATTGCAGTGCCACGGAACCAGCTATGAATCGTCATCCGTGATACGTTTAATACAGGCGCAACATACTTAGCAGGCAAGTTAGCCTCTACGCACGCAACACCTAAATTAACACCTAAGTTATTAGAATCGCTTCTGTATAACTCAAGACGAAATTCTTGGCTGTAGCTCCGTGACATGCAAATCCTTTACGCTGCTTTTGGTTTAGACCATTTCTTAACTACGTCGGCAACATCAGCGGGATTGCCTTTTGCATCATCCCCACTAGATGTTTTACTTTCCCGTTTAACAGGTTCAGCGACTTCCTCAACCATCTCAATCTGTGAAGACTGAGTTTCTCCCTCAGAATCAATCTGATAGACGTTGAGTTTAATCGCGGCCTCTGCAGCGGCGCTTTTAGACTGACGAGCAATAACTTCAAGATGCTCTTCGGGCACTGCACCTACAGGCGAGAACAACACCTTTGGTGTAGGCGCTTTGGTATCAAACTGCATCTTGGTAATCACACGCCCTGCGCTGACGTTGTGAGAAGCCAAGTGCTGAACATAGGCACGGAACGGAAAGCGCCCACTATCTTCCTTACCAAAAGCAGAAGTAGCCGGAAGCACCAACTGCATAACATCACCGCTTGGGTCTTGCGGAAGAACAACCGCAGTTCTCCAAGACAAACGACATGCAGTACCCATACCGCTTTGGCCCGAGCCTTTTACAGACTTAGGACAAGAAGCACAAGATGATGCTACTGGGTTTTTAACTTCTGGATCAGGTAACTCCGAGTCGGCTGACCAACACACCGGACTTACTTTCTGACCTTCTTGATAAGCGCCTTCGTAATACATGCGCGATGCTTTGTGAGCCATCTTTACAAATATCACGTTCATATGACGCTCATCAATCGCACCAATCTCTTTACCACCAGCATACTTGCGGAACACGCCGCCCTTGATTGAGATGCGCTTGTTACCTTGACGCGCGCCACCTGCTACTGCAAGCGTGTCCTCATCTAGGCCGGTTTGTACCATAGCGGGATTGTTGGAAAGAATAGTGACTAAATCATTACTCATGATTAACTTCTCCTTTTACTAAATTAACGAGACGCGGGTTTACGAACTACGATGCCAAACTCGCGCATGGCATTCACACCGGGTGGAAGACCATCACTCTCACGCCCGGACATGAATTCTTTGAAGTTGCCTTGATGAATTCGACGCTCTAACAATTCGACTGCCTCATTCTCCAAAACAAACTTACGAAAGTTATCCCAATCGTTACAATAGAAACGCTCATTTAATTTGCGAATCACCGTACCGTTTTGAGTTTTGATGCTATCTGCATTTGTGTTATTGCAGATGTTTAACATCTCGGCTTCAATGTTTTTTAAAGCCTCTTTTAGTACTTCATCTTTGGTTTCATACTCAGCTAAAATGGTTTCGCGCTGATAACGAATTTCAAGATAGTCTTTTACTAATTCTTCTAGATTCATTCTTGGATTCCTATCTCCTCTTTATAGAGGTCAACTAGTTTTTCATGACTTGATACTTTACTTTGTAACAACTGATACATCTTTCTTTCTACTTCACTGCCTTGCAAGTGTACTACTGTCATCTTGTGTTTTTGACCAACACGATCAATTCGAGCAACACACTGCAAATAAGTTTCAACACTTGTTACTGGAGACCAAAATACAACTGTGTCTGCCGCAGTCAATGTTACACCATGTGATGCGGACTGTGGTTGAATTACTAAAACTTTTGCGTAGTCTGTATTTTGAAATCTTTCAATGATAGCTGCGCGTTCTTTAGCACTTACGTCACCGTTAATAATCTCATTGACAAAGCCGTGCGTTGTAAGAAAGTTTGATACAAGATTTATGGTATGTCTAAATGGTACAAACACTACTACCTTGTGTTCTGTCTCATCTAACACTTCCTGCAACGCGTTGAGACGTGGTGACACATCGAACTCAATAACTTCTTTCTCATCTGTGTAAACAGCGCCGCCTGATATCTGTAGTAACTTAGTCAACTTAGCCGCCGCGTGCACTGCACTAATCTTCTCGCCCGCCGCCTCAATCAACATCTGATCCTTTAGCGCCTTGTAATACTTATTGACTTGTGGAGTAAGTGGTACATCCCGGGTCTGATACATAACGTCCGGTAGGTCTAAGCATTCGTCTTTTGTGAATCTAATAGCTGGCTGTAAGGCGTTATACACGTCGTTTTTGGCGGTGGGTTTGGGCACAAACTTGAACCGCGTTACTTGATACATCACCTTATCGCGCCATGCGGTAAAAAACTTTGGTACGTTGCCCGGCGCTATTAACTTGGCCAGGCCAAACGCATCTAACGGAGACTGAGATGCTGGCGTGCCGGTTAACATCCACAGTCGTGTGGATGGCATAAGAATCTTATTTAAGGTCTTCCAACGCTTGGTCGTAGCTGTCTTATAAGCGTTAGCTTCATCTACGACAATCAAGTCAAATCCAGCATTGGCTATCTCTTGTTGCACCACACCAACGCCATCGTAATTGATTATCACAAAGTCATAGTTACCTTCTATTACCTTACGGCGCTTTGATACGTCTCCATGCGCTACTGCCACAGTTCGGTGCATCGCCGTTTTAAAGACATCGGACTGCCAAGCTGAATACATGATAGACAAGGGGCAGATCACCAGCACCCGCTTTATGATGCCCTGCTTCATAAGATAGTCAGCGGCCCATATCACAGAAGATGTCTTACCTGTCCCCGCCTCGTTAAAACAAAAGGCTTTTTGGTGAATAGATAAGAAGGAAGCCGTTGTGATCTGATGATTAAACGGCGTATACAACCCGGGCCAGTCGTAGTCCCGAGTTATGGGAGATGGTAATTTATTTACATTAAAGACTTTAGCTAACTGTTGCATCTCTTGGATGCCCCAGTAAATTAAGACTTCTACCGTGTTACCGTTCTCACCTACAACTTCACACTTTTCAATGGTGTTCTTGAGGTGTGGCAATAAATTGTTAAACACTCGAACCCGCACAGCGGTGTTCTCTATAACTTCCATAACTGCTCCTAGACTGAACAAGTATCGGGATTAACACCCCCGACTGGCGTTCCGACAACTAACTACTTCTTTTTACGTTCGCGTTTACTAACTTCTGACACTAAGTTTCCATTTGAATCTCTTTTAAATGATCTGTTCTTAGCTACGGTCGATACGTACACCCCGTCTTTATTCTTGCCACCCTTGTCCATCGCCTTGCGGTGGGCCAAGTCTTTGCCTTCTCGGGAGTCGGCAGTCCCGTTGCCGTTGCCATCCGGGTGCTTCTTGTCATAGGCTCGGCGGGCGCGCTGGCGCTCCATGCGGTTATCGTGTTCCCCACGGGCTTTCTGTTGCTGATACTCTTTCTTATAGGGTCTCGGTTTGTTGACGTAAGGCATCTTTTTCATCCTTCATAGCGGTAACCATTAGCCTCATTTCAGCTATGGCGTGTAAGGCTGTCTCAATAGCCTCATCATAATTCTTTTTCAACATATCTTGGTGGGCCATGTCTAACGCTTTTTTGGCCCGCATATATGGATAGGAATAATCTATGTATTTTTGGTTTTTCATCGTCTGGGCCTATGATACTCACAAGTTGTTACTGGACACCATCCGCACAGGGGAGTGGGGTTGGGTTGCCATTGGTCATTCTCGTAAGAAAATTTTAAGCGTTCTAGGTCAGCGTTAAACGCTTCCCATAAGGAGTTGGCCGTCTCTCGAGTGTATTCTTCTGGCATAAAAGATTCATGCATCACGAATAACAACCCTGCCTTGACTAGTTGGACTTGAGGAAAGTGCCCAAACACCATTAGAGCCATCAGTTTTAATTGTTTTGGATCAGGGTATCTATTACTGCCGGTTTTGTAGTCCACTACAAACGCCGTATCCCCATCGACAATCAACAAGTCTGCGATCCCCCGCACCCAGTACCCCTTGCCGTACTCACAAGGTTGACGGTTAGCATCCAAAGCCATCTTGTATTCAGGGTACTTATTGCCGGGTATATCTATGAGTGCATCCAGCACCTTCTTAAAACGCTCATAGTTCTTGGCTAAGGGTTTTCCTTCACCAACATAATGTTCAAGAGCCTTATGTACCTCATTCCCGTAGAGCATCTGCGGGGTAGGATGCTTTTGAAACCGCTTCAGCACCTTGATTTCTTGGTACTGGCGCGGGCAGTTGATGTAGTCTTTAAGAGATGAGAATGACCAAGTGAATTGCATACCTTACATATTACCCTGATTCTAAAGTTTTTACTAGTCGGTTGATGTACCACTGAGCCTTTTTAAAGTCCTCCAAAGCGTCTCCTTTGTGCGCCGCACGACTAAGATACTTTAGACAGTTACCCTGCAAGTACCCCACAAATGCTTCAGGTGTAAGTTTTGCCTCAAGATACTCAATCGTTTCGATACCACCCTGCGTGTAGTGTGGTGGATGATTCACCATGTCAGATTTG